TTGCCACTACAGACTTAACTGGTGCTACAGGTTGCCTATTAAAGTATTTAGCAATTGTTAAATTAATAGGATCTACATTATTGTACATAATACAAGTTAGTTTGTATGCCGTAGCTTCTGTGAATACAATTAATTTAGAAATAGCACTATGCATAGGAATATTGTTTTCATTCTTATAGGCAGTTACTTCTTCCTTTTCCAATAGTTGATATGGCAAGCCTTTATCTTTTAAATGCCATAGAATACTTGTTCTATTTCTTTTTACTATTTCTGCAAAATCACCAATGGTTATAACAGGTACACCTTTATATGTCTTACAATGTAGTTCGTTTGGATTTACAGGCTCTTCTAAATAGCCTTGTTTTAATGTTTCTTCCATTTCGTTGAAAGCTTCAATATATTTTAACTTCCATTGTAATGCTTTCTTTCCTGTAAAGCCCATGGCAAGTAGTGAAAAGCCATCACGATTCATTAAGTAAAACGGAAAATGTTGCCCTCGATAAACACTAGATGTTTCTTGGAAAAATTTAGTGGCGGAATTTTCCGCCACTAAAATATTACGGATATTTTCCAATACATCTTTATGTGCTTTCCCAAAATGTTCTGCTAAATCTTTACTGGATACTACAATTTGGTTATTATTGATCACTACTAATTGTTTCATGATTTTAGCTCCTTAGTCTTTAAAGGAACAATGCACTCATGATATAATATTTCATAGAGAACATTGTTCTCCGGTCAAATAGGGTAGTGAAACTTTCCACAGGTGCACTACTCTATTTTTTTATTTCATTATACATAGACCGTATAGACAATCTAACCGCATCAGAACGAGTTGTGTCATTAGCTTTTGCACATTCATCTAACATCATTAATGTGTCTTTATCAACTCTTATGCGTAGCATTGTGTCTTTCGGATTATCCGTAGGTCTACCCATTTTTGCAGCACTCATTTCATCACCTCACTTTTGTTGCTACATTTATAATATAATTTATGTAGCTACATATGTCAAATAAATTTTTCTTAAACTAAAATTCATTCGTGGAATTTTCCACTAATAAAATTTAGTGGCTTAATTTTCAGCCACTAAAACTTCATAAAAAGAGCCACCGCATTATCTGCAGTGGCTTTTTCCAATCCTCATATGAAAAAAGAAATCTTTGTCTTTATATATCTAAAATTAATAATTAGTCCTATGTGCACCACCTAATTCATCTGTAATCCAATTGCAACAGTTTTTAACTATCTTTTCTATATTTGTGAAACTATCTTTCTTTTCTATCCGTAATTTCAAGTCAGAAATATCTGCAATCTCTTCTGGAATTTTGTAACAATGCAATTGTTTGTATATGTTATCAAGTAATTCATTGCATACTAATTCTTCTACACTTTTAACCCCATGTATAATATCTTCTATCCTAAGTAAACATATTTTAATATTAGTTAGATTTTGTATGGTTTTTTCTTCTTTGCCATATAATCGTTCCATGCCTTGACGAGTTACAAGCCAATTTTTACCCGATTTTCTAGCTTCATCATCGGTAAACTGTTTGTTTGCATATCTCTTTAAGCAGCATTGCTTAATAGAATCAGCTGGTACATACCATCTTTCACCAGCCTCTTGTGTAGTCATTACATCATCTAGTTTCATTACAGTACTCCTAATATTACTAATAGATTATAAACGGATAAGACAAAGGCAATAATGCTAATTATTAAAGTTAATCTTGAAATCATATGCTCGCCATTGTTATAATAGTTAGGAAGATTGGGGCTCTTTCGAGCCCCTGTGGTTACTGATTTAATAACTGTATTATCGCGATTGCAAGTTGGATAAACGCGGTTATTATCGGTAGCCACTTTTTTATTATCTTCCTTAACTTCTTCAACGGCTTCACCTCCTTCCCTATGTCTATATTATAACACGTTTCCGTGTTATATACAAGCATTTATTTATACTTTTACAAACAAAAATAGAGCCTACCAACCTAGATATTTTCTAAGTTAGTAGACTCTTTTATTTATAGTTGCGTGCATCCACCATTACACGCTATGGAGATATATGGATCACCTCAATTTTTTGCAACTAAATAAACAACTGTTCCACCTAATAATATGTTTAGTATTTTACTGTTCCTTTGTTGCATCTTGATTCTTTTGAGTTCTCTCATCTGCATTTCTAAGTATGCGTTCACCTTCGCCAACGATTCGTTTTGCATTGATAGCGTTTTCTCTTGCTGCTCTAATGTATTCTTGGCTATTAGTAATTGCTCCCTCTGTTCTTTGATTAAGTTCATCGATTCTATTAATTCTTGTTTCGATTCGCTCGTTGACATCTGTGCTACATTCAATTGCTGTTCTAACTCGTCTATTATCTTCAATTGCTCGTTGATTGTATTGTTGAGCGTTTCGAACTTCATCATTAGCTCGTTGTATTCCTGTCGTGTCAATATTACTTGCTCTGTCGGCGTAGAACCATATACAGGCAATGATACAAAGGACAATACAAATAGGAACAGAGATGTAATGAGCGTGAATAAAGTTTTTGATTTTGTCATTCATACTTCCTCCTAATCATACATATAGTTGACATCAACTTCTTTGTCAGCTACCATTCCGCAATCGCTATATTGCCATATTCTGATGTTTGGATAATCACATTGTGAATCATATTGTGCACACCATACAGGAACGCTTGGCATTTGAGTATATGCATATGTTTCATCCCACAATAGAGAATATCCGCTATACACACCTACATTTTGAAACCCTGCACTCCATAATGTGTTTACAAATCGACTAATACAATTAGTCATTCCTTGGCTAGTTAAAGCACCAGCATTAATCATATTACGTAATTGGCGATGCTCCTCGTAGTCATACCAAATACCAGCTTGCATATGGTAATCAGTATATCCATAGCTATTGAGCGTGTTAATCACCCATTCCGCCTCTTGTACTGCTGTTGCCTCATCGTAAGCATGGCTAAAATAATATGTACCAACTTCAAGGCCTGCATTTAATGCTGCATTTATATGTTGTTCAAAGAATTCATCAACGTTGTAGTTTTCACCTAATTTAATGATTACAAATTCATTGCCTTCTTCTTTGGCTTGTTGCATGTGGCACTCATCATAATAAGGTGTTCCATTTTCGTTCTCTTGCCATGCTGAAATATCAAATCCTTTTTTCATTCTTATCACTCCTTTCTGTCATGTTAGGTAGTGGTGGTAATTTAGGCGGTTCTTCTAATTTATCTGGTATTCCATTTCCATCCTTATCTATCCACAAGGCAAGAAACCCAACTAATGCGGTTAATACTGACGGAATGAATATATGATCTATAATGTTTATCCCCACATTAATTAACTTATTCATATCATCGGATACATACCCTTGAATGAACACCATAATATACTCAACTACAACCAACAAAATAGGTACTAGCATGGTTAGTACTAGTACCCTTGTAGCAAGAATTCCTGTAGGATGAAAGTTAGCCACCCTTACAGATTGGTATGATTTTTTGATTGAATTAATGAGATTTTGCGGTAAATTCATGGAAATCACCTCTTAACTCATCAACTCTATTTTCTATTCCATCAACACGTGCTGTTAATTTCACGTGTTCCGTATAAGCCTTTGTACGTTGCACCCTAGATAATTTGATTTCTTCCTTTAATTCTAAAAGCGTTTCGTTTAACGTGTTCATTCTCTCAGTAAAAATCAAGTTATCTTGCAACCGTTCATCGCTGATACGTGTCAGAATAGGCACAATTAAAATGCGATAACTTGCACCGCCTATAATTGCTACGATTGATAATGTAGTTAGAATATCATTCAGTTCTATTTGCCATGTCCACATTACTCACCCTCTGTGCTTTCGTCTAACTCCATTAATTCATTGTGGATACACCCTTCTGTAGGGCAAGTTCCATCTTCGTTTAATGTTGAGTAGCACCACTCACAAAATTTCATTACAGGAATATCGCTTTTTACTTCCATTATTATTTCACCGTCTTAATTTTTGCTAACATTTCCATATTCAATTTCTTGTACTGTTCTTGTAAATCAGAAATATCACCATTGATTAATCGTCTACGTAGCACCATTTGTTCTAGTGTTTCAAAGCGTTTATCATAGTAAGCTTTAATTTCAGCTATCTTTTCAGCTTTTGTCTTTTCCTGAACCTCTACAGGAATATCAACAAATGCACCATTAACATATGCTTTACCATCAAGAAATGCATCTAACATAGTATCATCACCATATATGTATTCATTTGCATCCGGATATTGAGTTTTAGCTTGTTCTAATAATGCTGCTTCACCTACAGGTGCTAACATATTATCTACAATTGATGTAATGCGTTTGCCGTTCGCATCAAGTACGTGGATATAATTATTCATTTTTTATCCTTTCGTTATTAATAAGGAGGAACATATGAATAGTACTGTTAAGCACTACCCAAGAAATGTGTATCTTCGCATGCACCGAAAAAGTGCATGTGTCGAAACATTTAAAAGTTTATACCAAAAATGGCTGCCTACTCGCGTCGGAATCGTGAGTAAATCAGCCATTGAATCATATCGCATTGCCTATGATCATATTCAATCAATCGCTAATATTCCTATTAACTTAATCAAATACTCTGATATGCAATGCATTATTGACAGCATGAGAGATAACGGTCTTTCCTATGCTTCTACCAAGAAAGTACGTACATTACTCTCATTACTGTCTAAGTATGCAATTGTTAATGATATTGATATTAAGGATTACACCCCTTTCCTCAATCTTGGGCATGATGTCAGTGTGTATCCTCACCGGCCATTTACTCGCCAACAGATTAATCGATTGTGGAGCCTTAATACTACCGATACATATGGAATTTTAATTCTTCTATATACTGGAATGCGTTGTGGCGAATTGCTATCACTTCGCAAAAATGATATTAACCTCCGTACTAAATGCTTAATCGTACGTCAATCTAAAACTGAGGCTGGCCGTAATCGTCTAATTCCTATTCATAGTCGAATATTGCCAATAGTTACAACCCTGTATCACAATTCATTAGATAACATAGTACCTATTTCTTATGCTCGATTCAGTAAGCAATTTAAATTAGTAATGACTTCAATCAACTGTTCCCATTCAACTCATGACTGCCGCCATACAGTAGCTACCCTATTAGATAAATATGGCGCATCACCTACTGCAACTCGTGCTATTCTTGGGCATAAACACGGTGATATTACAACCAAGGTCTACACACATAAAGAATTGCGTGAGTTACGAAAGGCCATTGAGTTATTGCCATAGAACCAATGGGGAATAGTTAAAAGGGGCCGTCTTGATATGTGGTATACATCACCCACACAATTTCCAATAGCTTTTACAGAGGTATATGTAGGAGTTGGTACAATACAAGAATCTGCAACTGAGCGTTCTTCTAGCAACTTTGATAATGCTGTCCGTCTTAGCTTAGACAAAATCGAATTTGCAAAGTTTGAACATTATTATATTGCTCTTGGAAAATCTTAACTGCAATACATCCAATGGGGAGTAAGCGGCGAAGATGGACAACTCCATAGTTGGATACTTCCTTATTCTACCTGCTTTTTCGCCAAGGCGGAGTATCAAAATGTACCACGGAAGAATTGGAATTTAATACTAGAATATACCTTATTAAATTTTAGAATTCGCCTTGAAAATGATGATGCCTTTGTATATCCAGATGTCAAATGCAGCGTATTTTCGTTTGGTGTTACAGTTTAATTTCCAATCGCTAAATAGACTACACCATCAAGAGTATAAGGTGCATGACTAGCATCAGCAACAAGAGTGAATCCTGCTGTGCTTTTATTAGTATGATAGAACACCTCATTACCTCCTACTGCTGTTTTATGTTCTATAGATGGCCAAACGCCACTGCATGTATTATCAAAAGCTGTAGGAAATGTAATAGGATAAGTAGTTCCATCATACACGTATACGCTTTTCTTGTATCCCCATTGGCTAACATTTTCCTACTCCTATCCAGCTAATACCTGTTGTATAATCATCTATTTGCACTTTAAATGATGTTGATGTTTTAAGAGTTATAGTACATGGGTGATCTAATGCGTCATTCCAATTCGTATCGTTAGATTCACCTGTAGGTACAACAATATACTTACCAACAAATGGGAGTAATAGTGAAACAGAAATAATCCTGTTGCTATGTTTTCCATCTAATATACTTCCCCATTGGTTATGTGCGCCCTATGTTTATCCAAAAACCATTATTTATAGCTTTTGCAATATGATTACCAACATAACCGCTGTGTAATTCAAATCCAGTAATGGTAATGTTATTTGCTCGAATACTAGCTTCATATAAGCGTTTAGGCTCATCTTTCATCATAGTTACAGTGCCAAATATTTCTATGTAAGAAATCAGATAGGATACAGTCGTTTGATTTTCTTTGAATTGTCCCCATTGGTTATGAACCTACTGTAACCCAATATAGGCCTGTACATCTGTCATCAACACAAGCTTTAAACGAAGTCAGTGTTTTATCAACTCTGCTAATAGCAGTACTTCTATCTAAATTACTATCGTATGTAGGATTTCCTAAATATTCTGGAACTACCACAGGAATGTATTTAGAACTATATGGTAATAATAAGCTAATAGCGAATTGACGATATGTTGATAGATTATCTGTTTTATATCCCCATTGGATAGTGAATCCATTGGCAAATTTAACAAACCCATTCTCCTCAAGCCTTTGGGCCACGATGCCGCCCATTCCAAGAAGATTTTTTATATCCTTCAATGTAGCAACTGGATTTTCTTGCCAGTTAGTCGCACCAAGGATTCTTGCAATCATATTCGTAATCGCTGGATGAGATAAAACATCAGTATTATGAGTGGATAATTGAGTCTTTAAATTCTGAAGTAACCCACCATGTGCATTTGCATCATCATTATGTTGTTTAACTGCTTCTGTTAACTGCTCATGTGTTACCAACGCGCCCATGTTAACAGTTAGCGATACATTCCCCGTATTACTAAATACCATTCCGATGGTTAATTCTTGAGATACAACTACCGAACCGCCTTCTGCCGGCATTCTGTCCGGTTCAGGGTCCGTAAGGTATGCATACAATATTTCGCCTTTATCAGGATCTTGTGCAAATAACCCAATTTCAGACATTCGGAAAGCTTCATGTATACCAGTATTAGTTATAAAGGTATCTACGCTTACAATTTTACCTTCTTGTTTAACTACGAAATTAGTAGTCTCCCATTTAGAGGAGATTACATCAGTTAATGCCAATGGATTCGTTGCATTAATACCACTACCGACTTTGATTTTCGTAAATGTCAGTTTAGTCTTGCCTGCATTTACTTTTGCTTGCAAATTAGCACCAACATCCGTCATGGTTACATTTGACCATTCTGCCATATATTCCTCCTATCTAACGCTATTATCTAGCGCTACATTAATCTTCGTTTTCTTTGATTCAACAGTGTACGACGTTACATGTGTATTCAAATTAATGCGCCATGCATTCGTAAAATCACACTTGATATTCACCTTTTTAGACACACCGCACCATCCGGCAAAATACTTATTGAAGTTAATTCGTCGAATGAATTCAATACCATCTAACCAGGATCGTACATTCTTGGCCGTATTGATAGCACGCACAAGCTTAGCAATGTCCGATTTACCAGTTAATGGTGCCGTAATAAGTGAGACCTTGAAATAATAAGGCTTACCACCATATTCGAACCATTCTGCAATTTTCGAATCAGAATATATAGTCTGCACAGCCTTTTCGACTGCGTATGGTGTACCTTTATGGCGGTGAATATCAATTGAATTCTTCACCAACTCACGCTTAGTTGCTATTGGTAATCCACTATCGTAATCATCTACATGTAATTGATACGCTAAATGATCAATGACACTCTCTGATTCAGTATCAATAGATGACCACAATAGCAGCGTATTTGTATTCATTAATTCGGCTAGCGTATCATCCCACGTTTTAGCAAGGGCTTTAATTGGCTCCCTATCGATTGAGGAGGGAAGATGTTCTGCGCTTGTATACTTACTATCACGTATCATTCTTCCTCGCTTCCTGCAAATACTACGGCGATTGTATTAGCTACTGCCACACCGCTTTGTTCTGCAATCTGAGTAAATACAGGAGCAGTCACTTCAACGCGTTTAATACCAGATACATCCATGAGCATTTGCACCAGTCGACTAGGCACTATATCACGGCCTAATTTAGATTTTTGCCAAATTACATAGTCATTGACGGCTTTATCTGCCTTAGCTTTTACTACTGTTGCATCGGCGCCTTTTTCAATGTAGTACTTAGCATCGATGTTATATTGCGTAGTAGTAGGGGCTAATACAGTTAACTTATCTGTTAACGGTCTACGTTTCTTATCAGACAAATAATCCGTAATAGTCTTAAGTAATTCTTGCCCTGGAATACCACCGCCAGATAGTAATGGATAGATATTAACTTCCCCAGGATGTGGAGAGGATACACCTACATCGGCCACGAGGTGTGATGCAGATTTTGTAAAATACTCATAGGCACCTTCAGGACCTGCCACGGAGAATGATTCAGGAGCCTCATGAATACGTTCACGATAGGCTTCATCATCTTCTGTATCGGAACCACCTTCAGATAATGTAGTGTTACTCATCGTATCCACATACGCTATAGGGTCAATAATTGTACTTATTTCACCTGGTTTAAACCCATTACCTTGCGCGCCTCTACGTTGTGCTTCTGCTTTTATGGATCCATTGAGTTGACCTGGTAGAATTACCAAATCCTCAACAGTAGCAAAATATTCGCCACCTTCTGTGGATATTCTTGTACCTTTTGGAATAATAACAGAATTCGTACGCACTGCTGACAATGTAGCTTGGATAGTCGTAGTCGCTTTTGTTGCCTGTAGTCGCTCAACGGCAGCAGGAACCGCTCCAACGTGGTCCAAGTTATCACCTTCTGCATAGGCTAATAGATTTTGTTTAGCTGCATAATTTGCATCATTCAATAATCGGATAATAATTTCCGAAATTACATTTAAAAATAAAGTAACAGGGTCGCCCTCTCCCAAGGTTCGCCCTGTTATTGTTGTGTAAATATCAAATACCTTCTGTTGAACGTATTCTTTATCAGTATTAAAAAATTCAACATTAGGTAAATCAGATAATCTCATACAGTCACCATCACTTTCGGAATCAACGCCCCATTTTGTGTGGCGGTAAATGATATATCACTAATTTTGGCACGTGGTTCGTACCGTTTAATTTGTTGGAATATGTCATTAGATAGATGCGCTTGTGCTTGATGAATAGGCATATCAATAATGCGACCATCAATACCAAACTCCCTATCTAGTGGCACACTACCACGAACAGTAGAAATAATCGTTTGCACATTCTGCAAAATCTCAGCGACTTCACTTTCAGGTATTAGCGATATCCTATTGTCCGTAACTGGTTTAATTTCATACGTTGCTGACATGGCTAAAACCTCCTCAATATCGTATTAACTTTATTGAACTTCTGACCATATTGATTAAGCATGGACTTTTCTTCTACAGTGTTCTTGTCTGGGTATTCCTCAAGAGTTAGCGATACTTCAATAGATTGGGTCTTCCCATATGCATCCGTAAATAGACTATCTTCGCTTATAGACATGATGACAAAGTAGTTTTGACTAACAGGCTTACCACCGATAATAAATGGCAATACAGCTCCTGTATCTCGATAATTTCGTAACTTCTTAACAGTACTATCTGGAGATTGTCCAAGCGATGAAGAAATAAGAATTTTACATGTTATTTGTTCTACATCCGGCCCACTAAATTGTTTAACCGGCTTTTCTAGCATCAAATTATGCTTTTCCCATCTAGCACTGCCTGAACGCGTTACATCAGATACAGTAAGCACATTGTCTAATGCGGTATAGAATACTATATCCGCTAAATAACCGATATACATCTATACCTCCTAAACTGGCCCTGATGTTGTAGAACCGCCAGACTCTACACCACCATGCACATGATGAACTAAGGAAATACCATTGACCACCACATCGCCACCACTTGAATTGATAGATAGCGTGCCACCAACACTAATAGTCATATCTCCAGGAACAGTGAGCACACGTTTACCATTATCCGCACCATCTGGAGTTGGATCCGCACTACTAAAGAATGTGCCAATAATGAATCCATCAGAAAAACCACGACCGGACCGATTAGGTAACATAATACACAATACCTGGTCATCAATAGCCGGCATCCAATAGTCCTTATCATGTGCTGCACCTCGATTAATGACAGATAATGGCGCCGTAACAACACCTTCTCTATCAAGGCGCGTAACAACGGCTTTACCTTCTTCAGGAATTGTACTTGAAACATTTCCAATGAATATCATATCTGCTAATGCAGATAATATATCAGTAGCCATTTAAACACCTCCTTACATCAATCGACGTTGAATAATTGGCCCCTAATGTATGCGTTGCTTTCGTAATTAAATAATTACCATCGAATACCCCAAATCCTTCGAGTTTAACCGTAACCGATGCCATAATAAGAGGATTACCAGGGAAACTAAAAGACATTGTATCGGCTTCCTTGTTGGCTTCTCTTAGCTTCTTTTTAGCCAATCTCTTTGCCTCTGCTTTGTCTTTTACCTGCTCATTAACCTCTAATACAGCAAGGTACGTATGGCCCTTACGGTCAGGATCTTCAAACGTATCCTCAATCACAGTTTTCTTATCCTTATTGGTGTATTTCACATGACATGCACGATATACCTCACGAGTTTTACTTTTATATGAATAAGATAACGCCCTAGTAATAATCAAAGGCGGTTGTTCACCTTCTTTAGTCTGTACAGGTTGATACTGGCCACCTGGTCTACGAATTATAACTTTAGGCTTCACATTTTCGTATTTGTAATCATCGAATATAATCAACTGTTCAGTGGATACTTTAAGAGAAAACCCCGCATCATTGCATAGTTTCTGCAAGAATGCGAGGTCTGATTCAGCACTTTGAGAGGCATCTTTTAACGGTGGGTCAAAATCAGCATCCCATACTAGCTTTAACTTATTATCTTTTGCCTTTTCGGTAGCAATCGCTTTCAGCGTTGTGGCTTTCCACGATTTGTCTTTCTTTTTTTCCCGTAAGTCAGTACTACCGATAATAGCGACACCTTTGATTTTGACTACATCAGGAAGACTACTTCCCTCGAATTCATCAATTTCAAATTTGCCGATTGGTAATGTAAATTGTTCATCCCCTAATTTCTCCCATGCTACTGTATTAATAGCGACTTCTAGTAATGATCCTTTCACAGGATACCAATCACCGACCCATAGACGGCCCCTATCCTCTAATGAGATAGCCACATCATCTACAGTCCCTGAAAGGTTATCTGTGAAAGTTACATCAAGAAGGTACTTACTAATATCGTCTGTGATGTCCTTTGACTCCTTACTCCCCCAATGTTGGTACCCAATCGTACACCATGCCCGCCGTGCTAATTTCGTTTGTGGTGTTAAGTCTTTCTTCCATTTTTGGACCTTAGCTAGGCTCTTTTGTAAGCTCATATACTATCGCCTCCATGGTGGTAAGAATTCAGGTAGGGAATCAGCAGGGACATCTGGGCATGTCAACACAACACCAGCGGAAAATATCGCCGTATTACGGTGCTTTTGATTGGCTTCTAACAATAGATTGATGTATCGTTCATTACCGTACACTTTATAAGCGATTAAATCCCACATATCCCCTTGTATTGTTGTATAGTTAGTCATAACTCAACCTCCGTTGTCCGGCGGTATAGCTACGCATCATTTGTTCAAATTCACGCATTTTAGCGTCTAATGCTGACATAATATCATCTGTTGAAGAACCATTACCAGCGTTAATAACTGGTGCGAATGTAATTTGTACAGGTGCACCACTATGACTAGATGAGGATGTTACAGGTACGCTAGGTGCTAATGATACTGTAGGTGCTACAGCTGACTGCGCACCACTTACACCTAACATCCGTCCGGCCGTTTGCCATAAATTCATAGCATTTGCACTACCATCAATAGGTACAATTACTTCAGGATATCCAGCCTCCCCAATCAATGCAACTTCCGGAGATGTAATAACACCACCATTAGCATACGCATTACCGCCTGCAGCTTGAACACCTACAGTAAATCCACCACTAAATTGAGCCTTAATACTATCCCATGCACCAGCAATTGCATTAGATACAGCACTAGGAATTTGTTTAATCCAATCCATTACTGCATTATATGCATCACTTGCCCATTGGCCTGCGGCAGCTACGAAACCGGCTCCCGCATCAGCACATGCACTTGGTAAATTCATAATGAAATTAATAACATCATTAACCAAACTACTAATCCACGATGTAGCTGTAGCATATGCCTCAGAGGCAAACGAAATAACCGCCGCTACGAATTCAGCGCCCAAAGTGATCATGTACATAGGTAAATTGATTAAGAAGTTATAAATATCATCGACCATGGCACTAAAGGTAGTGACTGCAAAGTTATAACATTCAGTGGCGAATGATACAACGGCAGATATAACAGCAGTACCAACTTGTACCGCAATCTCAGGCAATCGCATAATAATACCTATAATAAATCCTACAGCCATACCAATATATGTTGGTAGATTTAACCATAGATTTACATAAGCAATGATTGCCGCTTTCAACGCATTAAATACGCTAAGGCCTAATGATAAAAACCCATTAATTACTGTCATAATACCAGATATAATGGCGCTCCATGCGGAACTTAAAGCAGAACACACGCTATCCCATATTGAACTCAATCCAGAACATACACTATCCCAAACAGATGTTAATGTAGCACAAATAGTATCCCAGTTAGTTACTAATAAGTATATAACTGCAATAATCGCCATAATAGCAATTACCCATGGGCCACCTATTAAAGCACTCGCTGCTTTGAACGCACCCATTGCCGTTTCTACACCTTTAAATGCCGTAGTAATTGTAGTAATACCTGATGCCAGTTTTGTAGCCGTTCCATATAGTAAGGCTAATTTCAATCCATTAGTTACTACAGCGGCAATAGATTCCTTATTATCCTTCATGAAAGTTACAACAGCTTGTAATACCGGTATCAGTGCCGGTAATATTTGCTGAGCAATTGGTATGAAGGCCTGTGCCAAACCCAATGCAACTTGCGTAGCTTCTGCTTTCAAGATGTTCATTTGAAGCCATATTTCATGGAGTGATTTAGGATCTATGCCAACACCTTTGATTTGTGACGCAGCTGCTTGTGCATCTGCGTAATTCTCAAATACTTTAGTAAGCTCCATTCCTTTGGCCCCTAATGTTTCAAGCATGAATTCTTGGCCACGTCCTTGCGCCACTGCATTTTGGTAGCCTTTAGCCATTGCATCCAACTGTTGATTCATAGGCAATAACTTGCCATTGGCATCGGTCAAGGATACACCAAATTGACTGAGGTATCCTTGCAATGCTTCTGCACTTTTACCGCCACCGGCTAAAGTCTTATCCATTTTAGCGAATGACTTAGCCGCCGCTTCTACATCGACACCACTTAACGTCATAATCTTCTTAAATTGCGATGTTTCAGCAGTTGTCATATGTAGTTTATTGGACAATTGATAGAGTGCTTCACCGGCATTAACTACATTATCTATAATGGCACCAATACCAAACCCACCGGCGGCAACCATAGCAAAACTTGCAAGCTTACCTGTAATACCACTTACTGCAGCACTAGCACCTTGCGCAGCTGATGCAGCACCTGCTAAAGGACTTGCACCGCCCATTTTACTGATTGCATTTTGATGCGCTGTCTGACTTGCGATATTAGACCGCAACTGGGCTTGTCGTTGCAACATAGAATTTAGCTTTTGCTCGGCTGCAATTGCTGCATTCCTGTCACTAGCGTTACCAGTCTTTTGCGATATAGCCTGTAGTTTTCTATATTGTGCCTGTTGATCCTTGATTGCATTAGATAATTTGTTGAGTTCCTGAGATGCTTTTGATACGGAGGAGGATAACCCGCCATCGAGTTTACCTTTAATGGCAATCGCCATTTCTAAGACTTTATTGGCCATTATTTTCTCCCTTTCATTGCTTTATTCTCACGCTCGATACCATCACTAATGAGCTGAACGTGGACTATGAACTCATCCACGTCTAGCTCTCGAATGAAGTAATCCATTGGTGTGCTAGTGTATTTACTACACGTAATTGCACACTCGGTGAAATACCGTTCTAGGTCTGTTATTTTTCGGAATTGAGCAAAAAATTCTGTACCTCTAAGCACACTCTAGTGAAATCGGCAGCCGGAAGACTATAAATATCATCCACTTTACATCCACATGCAGCGGCTGCTACATGCGCTTGATATGTCATGGATAAAGCAGGAACTGTAATAGTTCTATCTTCATTCTTTGCGGACTTTTCGCATTTAATTAATGTATAACCGCTGATTCCTTCAAATTGTAAGGAATGACCAGCTTTTACTAATTCAATACCCGTTTGTTCATGTGTTTCGTTCATAGTGTTATGTTTACTCATTAGTGATCGTCCTTTCTACAGACTAAATACCGAGTGCAGCACGAACATCACCAAGGAAATCCGTACCGTCAGAAATAGAATCTTTATAGGCATATTTATCGATTTCACGAACTACCTTGCCATCTTGTTCTAGTTTCAAGTATGTAGTTTCGATTGTGTTCGTTGCATCAATAGTATTGCCAGATTCATAGGTGCCATTTTCTTTAGATTTAGCACGTCCACGAATAACGGCGCGTGTAGGCACGATTACATATTTATCTTTACCACTATCCCAACATTGGATAGCACCACGTACTTCTAAGCGTACGCCACGGCCACCTGTAAGTCGGTGTGTAGTTTCTGTTGGAGTGTTCCATGTAAGTTTAGTTTCCATAGAGGAGTAGTGTCCAATAACTGGCGCTTCTACTTCGCCTGCAATACCAACACCTTTTACAGTTTGAGTCATTACAGATTCACTAGGTAATTCCACTTTGGCAACACCTAAACAGTTGTCAGAGCCTTCTTCATATACACGGAAGTCATTAAGTACTTCCGGCACTTGATTGATAGATGCCATTATTTATTACTCCTTTCTATACTGTTTGAAATAGCGTTTTGAAATAGGAAACATCATATTCAGAAATGCTTTCAATTTCTTGCGCTGGAATTGGAGGTGTACGGTATTTGTGGAAGCGAATAATACCATTCAACAAATCTGTTGTAGGGTTTTCTGCTTCTTTAAATTCAATGCGACCGCCCAAGATAAATCCACGAGAAGTAAGACCGTTAAGACGGATTGTTTCACTATCAAGAATTGTCTTGATGTTACGTGGCAAGATAGGCATATCTACTTTTTGCCAATACGTTAAGATGAATGTTTGGTCATCCCAATCATTGAAACGACGTACACAAATAAATGTATCCTTAACATCAGTCGTGCCAGGATATGCACCTGTATAGTTGCCCCAAGATACCCAACCATTTATATTTACAGCCGTCATAATACCTTGAGAGTTCAATAAGTTAGCTTGAGAATGTGTAAGCATTACTTCTTTGCCATTAGCTAGGCACAATCCTGTGATGTTCATGGATTTATTGGAAGGGGATAGCGTAGGGATATCACTATTAGATGCATCGCATTTACCAATAATACCCATGATGTGTGTAGACATATGGAACATGTAATCGCCATTGCGGACCATTGGCCAACATACGACTTCAGATTCACCTGTATAGCTATTACCTTTCTTCCATTCGTAAGCATCTGTGTATTTAACAACTTGTGTAGTATCAATATCTACCAAAGTAGTCGCACCAAATAAGTTGTTGATAACACGAGATTTTGCTTTCATTACAGAAGCGACTGTAGGATTTTGAGAGAATCCAGGCGCAGCAATAAGACCAGGTACAATACCAAAATGATGATAAATTGTATCAATCAATTCAAAACCTGTTGCTTTTTCGTTACTATCCACACCACCGATTACATTTTTATAATCGAAGTTTTCTACATCGAGTTCATCATATATGAGATTTAATGTAGCCGCTGTATCGAACTTACCACCTTTGATAACAGAGATGACCAATTGATTTTTGTCATCAAATGCTGCCGTGTAATCTGTATTGGCCACACCTGTTTGACCACCACTAGATACTTGCAAGGTATTGAGCAATACTGCTGCTTTTACAATGCATTTCTTTTCTGCCAATGTAGCAGTTGTTGTAGTGGATTTCTTATGCTTTGTAGGATCCAATACGTTAACAAATACGATTGGAGCTACACCATATAACTTAAATTGCGCATACATTGCTTCACACAATGTAAAATGTGTCCAATCTTCAGAATAGCCAAGTTGTTGAACAGCTTCTTCCCAGCTGTAACAGATTATTGGCTTATTAACTACTGCGCTAGGGTCTTCTGTAAGGTGTACTGGTGCAGTACCGAACACAATTGGAAGGCCGGCAGTAGTTTGGACAGGAGCAATTACAGAGGTAGCTTGCTCACTTGTTTTGACGCCATGATAAAAGGCCATTTACTTCACTCCTTTATAATTCTTCAATGCGTTTACATAGAATACATTTAATTGTGTGCCTTGTGTTCTCACATCAATCATTGCTTGATTGAGTTCATCTAAAGGCACGAATAAATGCATAAAAATAGGGTCTTCCGCTTCCGGCAGTGGTGCACCGTCGCTAAATACCATGAATTGATTTAGCCGGCTACTGCGGAACGAAGGCCCAACATATACAACAGGGTTCATCGTTGTCTCCTATTCAATTACTTTATTATCCGTAAATATCTTATTTAGATTTCTACGAATAACAGGAATATACACTTCGAATTCAAGATATCCAACCCATTGAGGATATGGTTGATCATCAGGAATTGTTGTATTAACTGTATTCTCCTTAATTTCATATTTAAGTGCGACAGGATTATCAGATAGTAACCGCTCACGCACTACCTCTAAGAGGTGATATAGTCCGACATGGCCTTTTGTTAAGGCCTCGTCAAATGTAGTAACCAATACTGTAATCCCTACAGTCGAACTATCTGCATCATTAACAGAGTACGGACGTACTACTACTGCAGGGCATAACTTGCTCAAGTCCGCATTATTATCCACCCTTGGTAAGAAACCGCTCCATACTCGAATAGTGCTCCCGGTAACATCACTGGTTTCATTTAGCTTGCGCAACTCATCCATGAGATAGGCAGCAATGCCGTCTGATACGTCTAATGGTGTCATTAGTTACCTCCTAACGCGCGCTCTAATTCGTGATATAGGCGCTTTTCATACATTTCCATGCCTTCTTTTTGCATGGCATTCATAACAGTTTCATTACCAAACATTTGCGGTAAGGCTGGTCCATATATCCCTTTTAATGGGTATCGTTCCTTGCCTTGGCGTTTCATAAAGATACCTGATGCACTAACAAAGCCATTTGGTACCTTTGTTTCTGTACCTTTTTTAATAGATACAAACACACCCTTTCGCTTAAGTGATTTAATTTTGAAGTACTTTTGAGCGCTAGTATAACCACCTTTGATACGCATTTCTGTGCCGTCATTCAGTTTATTGATAGATACACCGGACTTTACAACCGATACACCTTTAATGGCGTAGATATTACGTAGTGCTTGCGTACCTGCTTTTCTTGCAGTCGTTGCAGCACGCTTTGAAGCGGCTTGGCAGACACGTCGAACTCTATCTTCTTTTAATGTTTCCAGTGCTTTTTCAATTGTTTTCACTGCACTTTTATCAAGTTCTAGCTCAACCATCCGTCAACACCGCCTCTAGCTTCTGCTCTGAGTTCGATAGACACAAGTCCATCTTCTTCCGTTGCACTTTGAACGATGTACACATCACCATCTAATCGGAATACGTTCCCCTGTGATGGAATTTCAGGGATGTCCTTTAATTTGCAATGCACAAATACAGACACCCTATGCAATCCGTCATTTGATACGTGAGAGCCATTCGACAAGAATGACTCCCTCGCCGTTGGCGATTGAATAACCGCTTTAGCTACTGTGCCATTTAGATTATGCCCTTCGGCGAATTCATCTTCATTGAGGAATACATCGTCAATATCGCTTTCTAGGTAATCTCTAAATCGCATTATTTTTTCACCGTAACTTCCGCATCAACTTCAGGTAATTCCATTTCTTCTTCCGGTTCATCTGGAACGACTTCCAATGGTTCCGGTACTTCAACAGGATCATCTTCAGCAGATTCAAACTTATCAGATTCAAGTAAAGACAACGCAATCGCTTTCTTTTTGATGTCGACTACTTCGCCTTTGCCATACATCTCACCTTCATGTGCTAAATAACCCTTTAATACTCTGATTTTCATAAGTATGTTACCCCCTATTTAGTCTTAATAGTAGCCCAATCATCGATAGTTTCAGGAATCAATACGCAACGAGAATACACAGTCAACGTTAATTCTTGTGTGCCCTTATTAGCATAGTAATTAGGCACATAAATACCTGCATATGTTGTAAATTGGCTATCATCGTTAAGCAATGTTACTGCTGCATGTTGTTGACGGCCACGACCAGGAACACCTAATACAGCTGCATCATCACCAATAAAGGCTTTTACTTTGCCTTCAGCGTCTTGATATGTTTCAAGATATGCGTACACATCGATATTCAAGGACATAATACGTCCAACATATCGAACTTGTGGAGACAAGTATTCAGGTGCAAAGCTGAACATGGATATGTTTTCGCGATTAGGAATAGCTAACCACTTATTGATAGACGCATTATCAAGAATGTATTTTTCAACATTTTTACCTACTACCAACACAGTTGGTACGATACCTGCGTTTTCTTGAATTTTTTCAGATACCAATTTCAAATCGTTATAAATATCAGCACCAGCTTGGTCCCATGCAGTAGTTGGTGTAATATCTTGTTCAAATTCGAAATCAATTTCATCAGTTAAAACAGTTGTACCATCATCCGCATAACCTTCAATTTTGCACTTACCTGTAGTAAGTAGCTCTGCCGCCATTTTGTTTTTACGATTAATAATTGTTCCTTGCAAGTAAGACAAATCTTCAGCTTGCATTTGAGAAGAACGTTGTGAAGGTGTCATTGTGGATACAACATTTTCAGCAAATGCACGTTGGTCAAGTTGGTCTGGGTCAATAACTGTACTAGGGCCCATCATAGGTGCTTCATATAAAGCAATTTTAGAGCCGGCACGTTTAACATTCACGCCAGATGCACCACGAGATACAAAAGGTGCTAATGTACGACCACGTTTACGAGTTTCTACTGTGATTTTTTTAGAAGTTGCAACTGCTGGAACTTGTGGGAAGAAAGTATCAAGCAAGAAACTTGCCGGCGCTTTCATGCGTTCCACCGCTTGCATCAAGGAAAATGTATCTTTAAAATCAATTGCCATTATATAGTTCCCCCTATTTAATGCTAGTTAAAAATAAGTGAGCGTCCTTGAAGTCCGCTTCATGATCATTAATTTTGTAAGATTGGTCAACTACCAATACTTCACGATTAAAGCGACCGGAGATATATACAGTTAATACATTGTGGTCAGTAGTTGCAGTAGTATCAGATACTACGATACCTGCAGGTTTACCAGTTGTTGTAATTTTTTGGAATGTACCAGCATTATTTTCAAGCACTTGGCCACGTTTATAATCGCCAGCTGCTACTTTTACATTTTGAGTTAATACAGGTACACCACCACCACCTAATAGGTAATCAGCTGCGACACCATTTACTTGTTCGAAATATGCCATTATTTACCGCCTTTCTTAGCATTCGCAAATGCTACGACTTCATCAACTGCACTAGCTTTTGCTACTGCATCTTTGGTTTCTGGTGTAGATGCACCTTGATGTGCCACTTTATCTGCCCCGGATTCCATTTGATCAATAACTAATTGTCGAATTTGGTCGACTACTTTGTTATCAGTTGTAGGAATATCAGATACGGCAGAGATGAAAGGTGTTACTTCATCTACAGTTTTACCTTCCTTAACAGCCATATCTACTAAACGATTGATGACTTCATTGTTGCCTTTTAACGCATTTAATGCTTCAACGCGTTCGCGTTCTGCTGTTACTGCTGTATTTTCTGCAGGTTCATTTGTAGAAATACCAAGCAAACCTTTTAAGCTTGCCATGAATTGATTTTCAGTCATAGGTTTCTCCTTATGTTTTAAAAATTGTTTGATTTTGGCTTCATTTTTGGCCGAGTACTTGCAAGATACTTTGTTTACAATAACCATTCCGTTATTCATAACAGCATTATCAATAATCGCCGTATCTACTTCATCAATTAGGCCGTAGGATTTCGCCTCGTCCGCTGTGAGCCACGTTTCATCATCCATAAGTGTATTTACCTGTTCAGATGTCAAAACATCGCTACGGCTCAAATAAACGTTTGCAATTGTTTGTTTAACACTCGCCAAATAGTTAGCCATTTTAGTTAAGCCGTCCGCATCAAAGCTATCGCCTAGATATACGGATGGGTTATGAATCATGTACAAAGCATTGCTTGGCATGATTACCTTATCGGCAGCGCATGCAATAATCGTAGCTGCACTTGCGCACAGTCCATCAATATGTGCCGTTACGTTGCCGGTATAAGTCTTAATCATATTGTGTATGGCTTGCGCTGCGAATACATCACCACCGCCAGAGTTGATGCGCATTGTTAGATCATTACCATTACAACTAGCCAAATCACTTGCAAATTCACGTGGTGTAATTTCATCACCCCACCAAGAAGTATCAGAAATATCACCATACAAAATCAATTCAGATTGACCGGTACCATCTTGTTTTACAAAATTCTTAACAGACCAGAATTTATTCATCCTCTTCACCTCCTTTCGCTTTAGATTTAGAGCCAACGGAAGGATTAACCGCATCAGCTAGCCCCATGCCATATTTCTCCATAAGTTGTTTTTCAAACGCAAGTTGTGCAATGTTTTCTTCAAGGTCTGTCCCTGTCATTTCTGCTGCTTCACGTTCACGAGTGGAAACTCCATTCTGAACGCGAAGTGTACTACCATTCATATCCTTAACAGGGTCAAGGATTGACATAGTCGGTCCAAACCAATCAGCATTGCACCATGCTTTACGAATTAATGGATCATCAAAGAAACCAGGTGCTTCAATTCGGCCATTCGCTATGGCTTCCATTAGCCATACCTCATAGATTGGTTGACAGAAGTCACGAGCGAACCACTTTCGCCGTAGTTTATATTCTTCCCAAGCCTGTAACATTGCTGCACGGCTTGCAGAATACGAGGAGTTGAAGTTCTTCATTAGTACTTCGTAAGGTTGGTTAAGTGCTGCGCCTACTTGTTTGATTAGTTGCGTGCTAAACACTTCAAAAGTAGATTGAGCATTGGATGCATCCACGCTCTTAACATCCACACCTTTCGGCAAGGCATTTAATGTTCCAGGGCCTAAATTGTATTCTGATACATCAACTACTGGTTCCGTTGGATCATCAACGCCATTATCGGCCAACATATCATTTAACGAACCGGAGTTAGTAACGGCTTCAGTAAAGAATAATGCGAAATACGATTTAATAATGGCAGATGTAAGCTCTGCATTTGTGTAACGATATACTTGCTTAAGTGTTTCAATGACTGGAGCTAAATAAGGCACCCCTCTGTACTGCTCAGGTCTAGTATCATTACTAATTTGCAGTACATTAGGAATACTTGTTCGCTTGCCGTATGCTTCAACTCTTGCCCATGTCGTTAACATGCTTGTAATTGGTTCACCTGGCACTTGATTAGATACCCAGTAGGCTACAATAGCGCCATCAGTATCAATTTCTACACCATTCAATATGCGGTTCCCATTATCTGGGTTAAGCGCTTCAACACCAGTCGGGTCGCCTGTAGCATATGTTGAACTAGTAAGCGGATTACTTACACGATTACCTTCAATTAATTGAAGTCGCAATGTATACGGCATATCTGGTGTTGTTGGCTTACGTCTAAACACTGCAAAACTATCACCATCAGTAAGATATCCTTGATATGCTATGCTTTGCATGTCATATAAATTGTTCTTGCGGTAAATATCACAGTCTTTAGATTCAGCCCACAAGTCAAACTCTGCGCGAACCTTACGAGCCCATGCTCTAGCCTCCTCTGCACTGATTCCCAAGATTTGGAATTTAGGTCTAGGGAACACATTGAGTCCTGCACCAACTGTATGAGTGGTGCTTGTATTGATTGCAGCCGTTCCGACTGGCGTATTGATGGCTAAATCTGCGGATCTATCACGCAAAGTTGATAGATTTGCGCCAATATCAGCCTTATACCCAAGTTTTCTAGGATTATATCCCTTCAATGATTTGTTATTATGAGAGGCTCCACCCTCACTATATCCGCTATTTTTAGCCCTCGGAGTGCCTATTTTAGCGCTAAATTTCTTGTTTTTTCTCGCCATTTTAGCCCCTTAATCTCTAAAAACTACCCGTTTTGACCGGTTTCCACGTCCATTATCGGTGTCCATACCTGGTAATTTGGCTCCTCTAGCCACTAAATCATCAATCATTTTTCTTACTTCGGCTAAATTTGCCCTTGTAAGAGTCCGATTTCCGATGGTATAGCTTTGGCCGGTCAATATTGCTTCCTCGGCTTTGACATACCACTCTAACCGTACATCAATAAGCCTTGGCTTACTTGAATAACTAGTTGCCATACATCCTCCTAAATATCTGCTGCTTTACTAGCTCTGCGAACACGTTTCCGCATTGGTTTCTTTCTTGGAGTAGTTACTGTTGTAGTGGAATGGCCTCCACCTTTAACTACTTCCGCCAATCTATCCCAATCAGGATGGATTGAATTCATACAGGCTAGGTTATATACACGTAAATCCAATGGTTCATTACGAACCCCTGCTGTAGGTTCCCATATTTCATGGATAACGCCCTTACGTTTAACTTTTTTCTTATGTTCTGAAATAATTCCCTTGAAATACAGCTCGTCGTACCCTCTAGTTCCTAGGAATTCTTCATCCAAAGGAAAATGAAAGTACTTAGCTCCAGGTTCATCGATGGCCAATCGGTTCATTACCTGTTGTTTCCCATCGTCAACACCTAGCATTACAAGTGGAATCTTGCTCCCCGAAGCTTTACCAATCTTATAATTTAACGGTATACCAGGTGTTCCGGCCGTACCTTTGATGGCAAATCGTTGCTTACTGAAGTTCTTTTCACAGTATTCATATACTTTTGACGTGTAGTGACCGCCGGAGTCAATGAAAGCACGTGCCACTTTAAGACCTGTGCCGTTCTTAAATCGGTATACTTTATCAAGCACCGTATCAAGTGCATCCCATGTTGCTTTATTATCAGGTTCCCCAAGGATAACGCCCTTACATATCCCCCAACATTCTTCGCCGTACCCCCAACCGGTGATTTCATACTCTAACCGATTATCTTGTGTATCTACGGCACCAGTTAGTAGTAATACACCGTCCGGAAGGTCTGCGCCATATTTCTCACGGCGCCTAATGAATTGCTGATAGTCTTCGAATGCACCTTGTTGTGCGTATGATTCACCGAAACGCGTATTCATGACTACCTTTTCACGAGTAGGGTCGCCTTTAGCCTCTAGCCATTCCCTCATGATGTCATTCCATGTTAGCCACGGAGACGTGAATCCATTTACAAAAAAACTGCGTATGCCATTATGCAACGCAGCTGGGTTTTTCGATATATACTTTTGAGGAACTTTCCGCATTTCGTCTTCAGAAAATATAGATCCGCAATCTGGACACCGCCATTTCACATTACTAACTACTACAATCTTCCGACCTTTAGCGTCCTTATGTTCCTCTGTCTCACATTCCATTTCAGTATGTCGTATCAAATGGTACTCACCACAATTAGGGCACTCATGTTGCCACTCTTCTTGTGTTCCTGTTTGATATTCTACATCGATTCGTGAGCTACCTTCATTTGTTGGCGTAGAGAATAACCCCATGACCCTGTTCCAGAATGTTGTCATACGTTTTGCAGCAAGGTCTACTGGGTCACCTTCTGTGCCAGCGCTATCTGGGAAGCGGTCAACTTCGTCCGCAAGTAACACCCGTACAGGACGCGATGCCAATCCTGCCGGACTGTTCGCCCCACACATGATAAGACGGCCACCAGGGAAGAATTTGGATAAGATTGTGTTCTTACCATCTCTTGTTTTTGCACCGTCCTCGGATTTAGTCTCATAAAATACTTGTGAAAGCACTTTTGTATCACGGATCATCGGAGAGATACGAGACTTTGAATAATCTTGAGCCAATTCGATAGTTGGTTGAATCATCATGACTGCACATGGGTCAAGATGAGCGTATCGCCCTAGCACATTATTCATTATGTCCGACTTCCCGACCTGTGACGCTGACTTAACCACTACCCGATTGATACCAGGTTGCGTGAAAGCATCCATAATATCCTTTTGATATGGTGCTCTACTCGTTTTCCATCGTCCTGGTTCCGCTGAAAGGCCTTGTGATAGCATGCGGTAATCGTCAGCCCATTGGCTAACACTGGTTTTTGGTAGTGGTTTTAGACCCATTTTAGAGACATATTGCCACAATTCTTTTGCTGTTTTCATGCTATCACCTCCTTTTTTACACTAAAAAAGCGCCTAATTTGGCGCATTATCATCATCTAATTCATCGCTATCCATGAATAATGACGGCGTATATTCACTTAATTCAGATAATTTATCCTCAATTTCTTGCGTTAACAAGTTATATGCTTCCTCTTTTGTCACATTCTGTAGTTGTGGCGCCAATTTAGTTGGCAACCCTAACAATTGTGTACGCAAATTAACAAGCATTTCTGTCATAACCTGTTCTACCGTATCTGCCGAGTACACTTCGCCATTCATTTTTGCCAGTTTCAGCTCCGCAATCTTACGTTTCGCACGTTCATTCTTGGTCTTTTCAACCTCGAATACCGTATCATCTGAACTGCTTACCTTTTCAGTAGAGGATTGGCCCTTATATTTGACATAATTAATAACGGATTTGATAACCAAAATCTGATTTTTTTCATCCGTTGCTAAAACCCCTTCTTGGAGCAGTTGCGAAACACGTTGACGCGAGAGTCCAAGTGCTTTTGCCAGGTTCGACTGAGAGGCCGTTGCTGTTTTCAAATCATCTGTAATTTTCACTTATCAATCAACCTCCTTTCATTACCTGTATCACTAGCAAGGTCATAAAAAAATTAAAATCTAGGCAATTTTTGGGGTCTCGGCCACCGCAAGGCATCAGCTTTGGCCAGAAGGACCCGTAAAAAAATATCCAAATTTAAAATAATATATTCAATATTTAAAATTTATTTTTTATTTTTACGATGAGACTGACGGCGCTCATCTTCATGACGGTGCCGTGCCTCATCCCTATCCACATGTCTCATCATATGATGTGCATGCGAACATGAACGACAATAACCATTAGCTTTTATTACTATTTTGTTAGCACCACACATTCCATGATGATTATCTAAGCATGCAGTCTTATTGCATTTTACATTAGGCATACCGTTCACATCCTTTCATTGCCTACTCAATACACACAACTCACAAGGTATAAGTGTATCTTAAGGTTGTGTAGTTATATATTCAAAGAGGTCAAACATGAATCATTGATTGGTGAGTTGTGTGTATTCAATAGGCACCAGGGGGTGGGGGGTATATCATGTGTACAAAACAAAAGGCCCGTATAACTGAATGGTTACACGAGCCTAATATTTTGTTTTGAGTGATTTGGTGAATGATTGCTCAGTGGCAATTTTCACACATATATAATATCACATATCTAAATACCAGTTTGGTACTATTTGGGTCAGTTTGGTACTATTTGGGTCAATTCTTGACCTAATTCAATTAATGCTTCCTTTTTATATGACTGTACCTGTGTTTTACTATACCCTATAAATGATACCACACCTTTAAATGACATACCATTAACATATTCTTGCATCAATGCTATCTTCCCCTCAACACATCGTAAGCACTCAATATGTTTTCTTGCATCTTCGCGTAACTGAATCAATGCATTTGTTTTCTCAAGGCATTTAGATTCGCTTTCTAACATCTTAGCTATACTAGCTTCTAACCCTTCTTTAATACCGCCACCTGATACACGATCCTTACTATAATCTATTGCACTTAGTGACGTAATATCACTTCTTAATCGTTGTAATTCTCTTTTGGCTGATTGTATTTCTAAGGTGCATGATTTTATTGGCTTTAAATATTCAATAGCATTTCTTATATATTTCTTTTCTTGTTCTTTATCCATGTATCCGCATCACCTCCCGTTATAAATTTATTACCCTTTTATATGTCATATCCCATTGCTTTACGATTTATTACGTATATTGTTTCCGCATCAGTATGTTCTCTTTTAGCTATAATTTTTAAACAAGTTTCTTTGTTAGGCATGTTTCCTGCATGTGTATTGACATGACATTGACTGCATAATTGAATTAGATTTTCTCTGATATCTCCACCACCACTACCACGAGAAAATACATGATGTGGTTCTATATTACATAGTCTGCCACAGTATTCACAATGGTTTGTTCTAATTGTTTTAATCATTTTTTTATCAATGATTCTCTTATGTTTAATCGCCATTATTTATTACCAGTACTTCCAAAACCGCCTGTACGTTTCTTTGTAGTTCTATCCTTAGCCGTAATACGATATGGCATAATAATTAATTGCGCCAATCTTTCGTTCTTATTATATTCAAACGGCGTATCACCTAGGTTTCTAATAGGTATCATAATATGACCTTCATTATCATCATTGTTGTAGTAATCTGCATCAATAATACCTGTACCATTAGCAAGCATGACATCATTATTAATACCCACGCTAGATCTTAAATGTAGTTGAATATGTTCATCATAGTTCAATCTGCATTTAATACCCGTAGGAATGAGTTTTGTTTGATGTGGTAATACGACGCCAGTCTCATAAGGTTTAACATCATATCCTGCTGCATATTCTGTTTTTCGTTCAGGTAAATCAGCATCTTCATATCCTGTTACACGTTCAAATTGATTTTCGTTCATTTATTTAATTCTCCTTTTCATCTAATTTGATGTTCTAAAATCCAACTTACGCTCATAGTCCTTTCATAATTACCACTCTCGAATGTAATCAAGTATTTATTCATGTTCTATCACCTGCTAATTTTGCATATTTCCAAGGTACTACTCTTCTATTATTTTCAACACTCCAAGATGTTGCACCGCTTTCCCAAGCATATACAGTTTCATCTTTATAGTACGCAAAATAGCGTTTTTTCCAATCGTTACTGTCAAAATCCTTAATCAATATAGGTGTATCAACCGCCACTTTCGACCAATCAGCAATACCTAGATATTCACCAATATCAATCAACTGGTCTTTTCCCTCAAAGCACGTACTGTCCACCATTACACGTGGCAAGAAATAGTTTAAAAGCTCCCTTTTACCGTTAAAAAAGAACAATACACCACTTTCAATTTCTGCTTTTCGATACCCTAGATCATACATGCGTTTAAATAGTTCATCCGTAAATTGTTTATCATTAATCATCTTCTACCTCGCTATAATTCTTTTCAAATTCGTTTGCCTCATAAACTTTAATTTTATCTTTATGATCTTTAACAACATAATCCCCTTTAAAACATTCGATCGTTTCATTATCTGTTGTGATTTCTAATGATGCGTTTTCATACCAATCAATACCAATTACATCACCAACAAAATCGACTATTTCCATAATATTAGTACCGCTATATTGCACAGCTTGAATTTCATTAACCCTTTTCTCATATCTCCTAACCATTTTCTATTTACCTTTCTTCCTCTTAGTTACCCACATGCACCAGTTTCAACTATATAGCTTTTTAATTTAGGGGTATCATCATCTAAACCACGTATATTTTCAATTTCCGCTCTAATTTCAAGTATGTTTAGATACTCTCCCATAGTAGCCTTTTGCCTACGCAACAAATCTATAGGACAAGTTGGTTTAAAATCTAAAGTTCCAGCATCATATTTAACAATCATTCTGTGCAGTTTGTTGTAACGTTCTTTTAACGCCTTATACTCTCCTCTAAATCTAGCTTGCCATTCAGGTTCACTAATACTTAATTCATTTTTATTTTCTTCGTTCATTTTATTCACCTCTTATGATAGGGCGGATATTTCACCGCCTATATCTTATCCAATCAATACGTTAATCGAAACCGCAAATCCAAATATCAAAGAACCCATGCGACCTACACACATCACGCCACATGCGTTCACCCCTAGCGCCTTTTTGTTTGCTATTTATCGGCATTATTCAACCTCGCATCCAATCATTAACTCTACACGTTCTTTAAAATTAAATTCAGGATGTTCTTTTTGATGTACGGCACACTCAATTTCAGTACCGCCAAACATTTCATCATATATGATTACTTCAATATCATCATTTTTAACTTTATTTAAAACCTCTTTTAGTTCTTTTACCGTCATACTAACGCCCCTTATTCACCCATTTCATACATCCAATTCTCATATAATATTCCTTTTCTTTTTCGTTCAATTTAACAGAACCTTTTATTCGTTTTGCTCTTTTTACAAAACCACCAAACCTATAAATATTGCCTATGCAACCAAACATATCTATTTCATCAATTAAAATTAAGCCAGCATCACCAAGCATTTCATCGATTACTCCATAATGATCATCATACAAATCTCTAGGTACTGCATAATACAAATACATAACATTGTGATTGTCGTGATATCGTGCTTTTTTGAAATCATTTCTAAAATCGTTTATATCCGTTTTGATCTCAACTTCTGTTAAGTGCAAAGTGTTTAGATTGAAGTATACAAAGTCAGCCTCATAAGGTGGCTTTCCTCTATCCCTCATCATTACATTAGGTATGCATATATTTTTAAGAAATAAATGTCTACCAAGAACATATTGAATATCTTTTTCGTCCATATGTGCATCTCCTATATACTCACCATCTATCATTTACTATGCCCCATATATCCGTTTCGCCACTCATTGAGTGTACATCATATTCCATTAACCACTTTAAACAATGCCGCCCATGCTTCAAGCCGTCTGGCTTATTTCTAGGCCCAGGACTTGCATAAGTTACCGCTTCAACCCATTCACAATGTGCCTCATATGTGTACCACGGATACATTAGACAATAGGCTTTTATGTATTGTTGTTTTCGTTTTTTTTGGACTATCATTTTTCACCTCTTAGAATATTAACTTTTGAAAAACACTAGCCATATAGTCTTGCCCCTACGTTGTCCAATTAGCGGCTCGCATGGTAACAAAGGTTTAACCATTGGTAACGTAATTTGCTCTTCATTCCATTTAAAGATTAACGTTCCATTTTGTTTTAGTACTCGCCAACACTCTGATAGGCCTTGTTTTATATCCTCTTGCCACGTTTGTTTTAACCGTCCATATTTCAATGCCAAGAATGATTTATCTCCAACATTTAATAAATGCGGTGGATCAAATATAACAAGATGAAAACTTTCATTTTCAAAAGGCATCTTGCGAAAATCTGCGATTACATCAGGTTTTACAATTAATTTTCTACCATCACATAGTGTTGTATCTAATGTGCGTTTATCTACATAGCAGGTTTCATTATGTTCTTTATCGAACCAAAACATCTTGCTTCCACAACATGCATCTAGTATTTTCATTTATAATTACCATCTGCATCAATATAATCACCAATTCGATATGTTTTTGTTTCATACACTACATATGCTCTACATTCATATCTATGTCGTTTTTCCCACTCTCTAAAAACCTTTGTTAGTTCTCTCCCTAATTCATTTTTATGTTCTGTTTTAACGTCATGTAAATAATCTTCATAATATTCAGCAATCTCATCTGGTACATCTTCATTGATTATGTTATCTATTACAAGTTCTTCGTTTACTTCAGGTACATAAAAATAAGGATGTCCAATTTCTACGTAATCATCAAGTACATCTTGTTCTAAATATTCAACATTATTCTTCTCATCCCAACAATAATGACCATAGTAATTTAAAAAGTCATCAATGGCTTCTTCAATGCTTCCTTGTGGATCACCCGCATCACCATCAAAGCACCAGCAATATTGATTTTTATCCTGTTCGAGCATTTTTAATAACCTCGTTTCTTCAGATATTGCCATACAGTACTAGTAGATTTATTAACTACTACTGCAATAGCACTTAATTTCAACCCTTGTTGTCTTAATTCAACGGCCTTATCTACCCATTTTTCAGGTACCTTATTGGCCATTCTTAATTTTTGCCCACATGATTTACTACAGGTTTTTGTTGTATTACGTAATCTATATTCTGTTTTATATTTCTTTCCACAGATTTGACATGCCTTTTCCACCATATTTTCCCTCCAATATAGCTATGCTTTGAGCAGTCCAATCATGAATATGTTCATTAGCTTCTTTATAGAAGATGGTATCCGCATCAATTCGTTTGTTTTGACCTTCTACATACACCTCTATAGTTGGTGTTCCCCATAGACTAGTTGTATATGCCTCTTTATGAATAACTTCACCATGGTCATATATAATGCCAACCGTGTTATCCCAATCTTCTTCAATTCCCGCATATACAACACAATTACAGCCAATCTTAATAATGTGTCGTGCTACTTTTTCCCAATCCAAATTTCTTGGTTTATTTCCATTAAAAGCTGCTGCATAACATTGATTAATACATTCATACGTATCCATGTTGTGTCTCCTAATCAAATACATTCCCTTTAATTTTTAGTTCTTCTGCTTCATTCACTATGAATCCTAAATCCCAATAACACTTCTGTTCACTCGTAATGACCGAGACACACCATTTCATATCTTGTTCGTTGTAAAATACCTTGGCTATAAATCGTCTGCTACAGTGTGGCATTTTATATTCAATGATGTCGTTTTCATAAATCAAATCATCCGCATCATCTACACCATCTGTAGCCCTACAAATCGTATACTCCTTTATACTGATTGGTTTCTCATTTTCCTGATATATTTTACATTTCCCATCGTGTCTAATTGCTACACCATATACCCAATAATTAGCCGATTTTGCTTTTACATGTGTAATTCCCATGTTATTATCACCTACCTTGCCCTTATCACCCATAGTTGGGCTAATAGTGTTATGATTTCTTTTTTATGTGGTATATCTTTCGTTTCTAATTCTGTTACTATATCCGCTATATACGCTTTTGATATTACCAACATATTTGCATACCGCATCATCTTATCTGTTCTTGATTCCATATCATACGCTCTCGTACTTATATGTTCCTTTTACAATACGATAAGTTGAACCATATGAAATCTTGTATCTTTTAGCCATCTCCCTAAGTGTATAGTTTCCTGTTTTATAATCTTCACATATCTTATTTCCTACACTTTGACTTAATTTATTGTGTTTTAAGTCTTGCATATCTTTTTGTGAAATCGTCTTACAAGAATGTATGCCCATACATTTTAAGGCTCTAGTAATTGTCACATTGCCATATACACAAGCCCATAATGCCAACCAATTTAATCTCACACCTGTAGGATCATTCCTGGTCATATTCCACCTAACCTTTCTTCTGTCTTTTTCTGTCTTTTTCTGTCTTTCTTCTGTCTTCATAGAGTTTACATCCACTGCAATACTTGGCCATAACATAAGGTCTTTTAACTGCAATCCCCATTTGATTTGGACATGGTAGCATAAGCTTATGTTCATTAACACATGTATTTTTAACAAATAAACCTCCAAATTCAGTTAATTGAATGGCATGTTTACATGTTTTTGCTTTTTTGTATTCATTCCGTCTTGCCACTACCGCATCAACCTTTCTGCTTTTTTCCTTGTTTTACATCGTACATTTGTTTTATGTTTTATTTCTTTATCTGGCAGTGTCTCTGCGCTGCCTTTAAAAGGGAATTTGTTCATCATCACCAAATGTTTCAAAATTACTTGGCTCATCATCTTTATTCGATAAGCTATCACCAATGAAATCTGCTACTACTTCAGTAACATATCTTTTTTCACCCTCTTTAGTCTCATATGATCGTGTTTGTAGTCTTCCATTTACAATACATCTATTTCCTTTGATTAGCTTACCTACATTTTCGCCTAACTTCTTCCACGCTACACAATTAACATATGCAGTTTGTTCTTTTACTTCACCTGTACTCTTATCTACATATTCATTACTAGCAGCAATAGTAAATCTTGCTACAAGTGATCCGTTTTTTGTAAAAGTTAACTCTGGATCACGCACTAAATTCCCCATTAATTGCACATTATTCATAATTTCCTCCTAATCTATCCGTTTATTCCAATATTTTTCACAAGCTAAATACTTTGTCGCTTCTTCGAAACATACAATAGCCGAACACTTATCACATACCACCATATGATGCTTTTCTGTAACTTTAATACCTGTTACCACTCTGATTGATTTATTCCCGCAGAATGGACATGGTCTCAGTCGATTTTCTCTTCGCATATATTTCACTCCATTTCGTAAGACGTATTAATCTATATGTTCTAAATGGATATCCATAATTATTGATACCTTCATATACGCTATCTTTATCCAAATAATAGCCTTGTGGAACTTTAATTTCTTTTCTCCACTCTGTAGCTTTAATAGTTTTACTTTCTACCTTTGGTTTATCTAAATTCGTACTTGAAACCCATTTTTTGGATGCATGTGTTAGACTGCCTTGTACATCCATTTTTCGTTCCTTTATAAAATACTTAGCTAATCCAATTGCATCTTCAGCTTCTCCTCGGTACAGCTCTACTTTTGTATATCCATATTCCCATAACTGTTTTAGAATTTTAGTATTTAATCGAATACCTTGATTAAGTAGCATGTGAAAGTGTATTTTGCCTTGCCGTTCCATAATATAAATATATTTACAAGGCTCATTTTCTTTCTTAAATCTTGCTCTCAATCTTCTAATAAATTTAGTCATCCTATTTTTTGCTTCAGTTTCATCAGGATCATCTCGAAATGTCAGCGTTAGATAATAATCATCTTCTACAAAATTCATATCGATTAATAATCTTAATTTCTTTTCAGCAATACGTATGTTATTTTTACGAATCATTTCAGGTGTTACATGTTGTTTTTCACTTCTAGATTTTTTTCCTATTTTCCCTAGATATGAATTACCCGTAATAGAATCTGTAACCTCTCTGATATTTTTTGATTCTATTATTGTTCTCCTACGCATTTATTTACCCCTTATGTCGAGTTGTTAATATATCTATCAAGTCCCACAAATGCAGTTGAAACCGCATTTTTACTAGACTTTTCTCTATATATGAGGTAAACTATAAATAGGATTATTTATGGTTATATTCTCATATAACTACTTAATGACCGCCGTGTTATAGCACGGCGGTTTTTTATTTATTAAATTCACAATGCCATTCACCTTGATATCTCATTAGGTATTGGCATTCACTACAACATGTATCACATACACGCTTCTTTTCTTTGTGACATACAATTGCACAATGTATTGGTTTTCCACATATTGGGCATTCCATGTTAGTTAATTGGTTGTACCAGTCATCCATCTTGCCACTCCCTTTTTAGTTGTGCTTCTACTAATCGGCACTGTAGTTTGAATACATTAATTGCTTCTTGTGCATTTAAATAAAGCACCTTAGCGGTATCTCTTCTTAACCTAAGCTCAGCAATATATTCATCTCCCTGTGCTAGATCACGTATCAATGTAACTGCTACTTTTTCCAATCTGGCCGAGGCTATAAATTTAGCCTTAGCCTTTTTATAAGCATACTCAGCATTTGCCAAATCAATTCCTCTATCTTTGGCTAAACGCAATGCTTTATTGAGTTCTAATTGTTTATCTTGTAAATAACTATATAAATCTGCACCATTCATCATTTTGATTGTTTGCTAAGTTCTACTTATTTAATAAGTTGTTGAACGATACCTTCCTAACAGTGATAGCCCTTGCCCTTTTGTTTTCATGTATAATCACCCCCTTTAATGTGCTTAACAGGAATATGATTGCCCCTGTTAGTATCATCATTAAAACATTTAATAATATATTCCAGCCATGTAGAAACTCTATGCCTCCACATAGTCCTAGAATCATTACCCATAACACCAACTGTATATTGGTAATAATGTCTAACTTAGTTCTCATTGTTATGCCCCCTTTAACCACTTCATATTCTGGCTTTTCATCCATGTTTCAAATTTATCTACATGAACCAATGTTTGTTGTGGCCCTAGTTGTAGGCATATATCATTAAATTTACCTTCATTGCGGATCATATCTACTCTTCTGTAGATATACATTTTGCTGCGTCCCCATATCTTAGCTAATGTGCTAATAGGAACATATTTAGGTTGAACACTTTCCATAACTACATATCCCTTTCTATTTCATCTTATTTTTATTATTGGTATAATCACCTTGAAAGGAGGTAATTATATGACTATAAATAAAATGGCTTTACGCCAAATTTGTAATCTCTCAGTCGAAAATTCTTTATCTCTAATAGATGTGAATGAACTTATTGCTGCAATAAAAGAATCTGATGATTTCCAAGCTTCTGAAAATCTAAAAGATATTCTTACCTCAGTAATTTCAGAAACACTATTTAATGTTTTAACTAACTTAGATCGTCACTAATTATTTTGCTTTTCTTTACTAAAAGAGTGCAGTTGCAGCTGTACTCTTTTTCTATATTTTTAACTGTTTTCATTACTTCCTTTAACTCATTTATATCTGTTATTAGAACTTCTATTTTTATATTCATGATTTATTCTCTTTCCTTTTTAATTTATAAAAATAAGTTGGCAAATTTGCTGCATGGTTAGCTGGCATTGGTATATTTACAACAATAATAATTGCAATATTAACCTTTATATTCTCGTAATATTTAGAATCGTTAGGATTACTGCAATAACAAACATTCCCAAATTCACTCTTGTGCAATATCTTATGTCTTGTAATGTTTCCTCTATAGATTGATTTTCTTTATATTTCAAGGCATTAAAATATTTAACTATAATCCATTTTTTTTGAGCCGCATCATGTGGCTCTTTTTTATTTATATTTGTTTCCCCTCCTTCTTTTGACTTGTTTTCCATATGTCTCTGTAATGGAGTTTTCAATTTGATTTCACCTCTCTCATTTTTATCGCTTCACCATTAGAAACTAATTATTTTTTATATTCTTTTGTATAAATTCTACCTACATGTTTCGTCATCTCCACACCTCCTATTCTGATTGCCCTTCTTTAACCCATTTCTTTTTCTTGTGCTTCAATTAACGCTTGAAGCGTAATTGATAAACAAAAAAATTTATATCATCATATTTAACTCCATAAAGTTTAGTTATTTTTTCAATCATTAATACATTGGGAAATGCTTTCCCACGTTCATAACGTTGAAGCGTAGATACATCAATTCCTAGTTTTTCAGCAGATTCTTCTTGTTTCATTCCTTTATTAACTCTTAATGCTTTTAAAGAATATTTCATAACACCACCTCCTCCTTTAACACGATTATATAACGCTTAAAGCGTTGTGTCAACGCTAAAAGCGTTATATTTTAAATTTTATATTGTATTTTTACCGCTTTAAGTGTTATTATTCTATTAAAGGTGGTGATACAATGAGCGATTTAGGAAATAAAAAAGTTTTTGCCAAAAACTTACAAAAATATATGGATCTATTTAATTTAACCAGAAAAGATTTATCAATCAATATTAATGTTCCATATTCTACAATATCAGATTGGCTTAATGCCAAAAAATATCCACGCATAGATAAAATTGAATTATTATCACATATTTTCTCAATAGAAAAATCTGACTTAATTGAAAATAAGTCTTCCGTATCATTACCATCTGATACGTTTCTCCCTAATTTTAAAAAGATTCCACTACTTGGTTATACCGCCGCCGGGAAACCCATTATTTCTGAAGAATCTTTTGATGGCTATATTGATGTTGAAGATAAATACAATATAGATTTTTGTTTGCGTGTCAAAGGTGAATCTATGATTGATGCAGGTATTAATGATGGTGATATCGTTTTTATCCATTCACAACCTACTGTAGAAAACGGTCAAATTGCAGTAATCCGCATCAATGGTGATGAAGTTACTCTGAAACGCTTTTATAAAATCCAAAATGGGGTGATGTTGCAATCAGAAAATCCAGATAAGGTTAACTATCCACCAATGATTTTTACTGAAAATGATATCGATTCATTTTTTATATTAGGTTTAGCCGTCTTAAAACAATCAGAAATCAAATAAGGCTAAACAAATGAATTGTACTAATAAATCACAAATGGACGTTAATAAGTTTACTGTAGAATTATTATCTGATGAACTTATTATGGATCATCGTGATACCAACTTATATAATTTAGCTAGAACAGTTGGTTTACCTATTGGATTAGAATCTTTAAAAGAAATTGAAAGGATTAACTTTCATGGAAAAAATCAAATTTAATTTTATAGACGAATCTGGTGTAGATAAAGAATTACTAAGTAATATTTATAGCTTGTCAGAATTAGCTGCTTTAGATGAGGATACTCTTCAATCAGTCGATATAGACGGAGTTCGTTATAGTGGTGTATATATCAAAAATAATAAACTGACTTGTATCAAATGTCACTATCCCTTACCTAAACTAAAAGAACAAGCTCATATTCATATGGATAACAATACAGATAAATCTATTTATCAATGTTCCTGTGGGCAATATATTATTAAAACATATCCTAGCAAAAATTACAGAACACTTATATAGGCCGTTCGAGTTGCAATGGCAACCTTTATATATTTCATTATTAAAATGAGAGATTTTATTATGAAAAAAGTATTATTAGCAGGTTTAGGAGATAGAATTAAAAATCTCAGAATTAACAATAAGATGACTCTAGAAGAAGTCGGTGAAAAAATCGGTGTTTCAAAACAAACATTATATAAATATGAGAATAATATTATTACAAATATTCCCTCTGATAAGATTGAAGGATTAGCAAAGATTTTTAATATATCGCCTGCAGTGATAATGGGCTGGGATAAAGACGATGAGCAATACTACCAAGATAAAGAAGCTGCAGAGTATGCTGAAATGCTTCGCACTCGCCCTGAAATGCGTTTATTGTTTTCCGCATCAAGAGGTATTTCTAAAGAGGAAATGCAAGAGGCAGTAAATTACATAGAATATATCAAATCTAGAAATAAAAAATAAATGATTCGTTATATATAAATAGTAGGAGGTGAAATTTATATGTTTTTCTTTTTCCCAGATGGTATTGTCCCACAAGGCGATGTGATCGTATATCAATCAGATAATGAAAACATCACAACAAACGTTCTTTTTAAAGACGATACATTTTGGATGTCGCAAAAAGATATTGCTAATTTATTTAATGTTGGTGTCCCAGCAATTAGTAAGCATTTGAACAATATTTTTCGAGATGGAGAATTAAATGAAAATTCAGTTATTTCCAAAATGGAAACAACTGCTTCTGATGGCAAAACATATGCTGTAACATTTTATAATTTAGATGCTATTATTGCTGTTGGATATAGAGTAAACAGCAAAGAGGCTACCAAATTCAGAATATGGGCTACAAATACCCTAAAAGAATATATTGTCAAAGGCTTTGTGCTTAATGATGACATGCTGAAAAATGGTCGCCAATTCGGTAAAGATTATTTTGATGAATTATTAGCTCGTATTAAAGAAATTCGTGCATCGGAACGAAGATTTTATCAAAAGATTACAGATATTTTTGCACAGTGTAGTTTTGACTACGACAAAGATAGTATTGAAGCTAAACAATTTTATGCTACTATTCAAAATAAATTGCATTGGGCTATTACCAATAAAACTGCTGCTGAAATCATCGCTGAACGTGCAGACCATAACAAGCCACACATGGGCTTAACCACATGGAAAGATGCTCCAGACGGCAAAATTATAAGTACAGATGTAGTTATAGCTAAAAATTATCTTTTACAAGAAGAAATATCTGAGCTCAATAATATTGTAAGCATGTTCCTAGACTATGCTGAAAACCAAGCAAGGCGTCAAAACCTTATGTCAATGGACGATTGGGCATATAGATTAGATAGTTTCTTACAGTTTAATGAATACGATGTTTTATCCAATGCAGGTAAGATATCAAAGAAAGTAGCAGATAACTTAGCTAAAGAAGAGTTTAAAAAATATCGAATTATTCAGGATCTAGAGTTTGAGTCTGACTTCGACAAACTTACTGCGTCTACAATGAAAAAGAAACGAAATTAA